AAGTGATGTACTCCGTGACCAGCGGAGGCGCATCACTTATCGCAACACTTGACGGCATCGTTGGTGAACAAGACAACCCGAAGCGGGTCATCGAAATCAAAACGTACAACCGCCAGTGGGACGAGAACGCAGATATCGACGGCAGAGGCCCACTTCCGAGCTATTGGTTTTGGCAGGGCGTACATCAAGCCGCTTGTGCTGGTGTCGATGAAGTGTTGTGGGGCATCTTTGACAGCACTCTTGATCTGCATTTGTACACGCAGAAGATGGACAGCAGCATCATCGGTAAGCATGTTGGCAGGGTGTCAGATTTCTGTCGGCACATCGCTACTGGTGTTGTCCCATCCGAGTGGGAACACACCTACGAAGACATCGCACGCACGTTGCCAGTTGACGACGAACCTGTCAGCATCGACGATCACGAAGCGTTGATCGCACAGTTGCGTGCAGTACAGGCAGAGAAGAAAGAACTCTCCTCACGGGAGGACGAACTTAAAGCGGAATTGGGCTTGGCTTTGGATGGTGCCACTGTTGGGACTATCGGTGGGAGCACGGCTGTCACTTGGAAACAGCAGTCACGTTCTGGGTTCGATCAGAAAAGGTTTGCTTCAGATCACCCAGAGTTGTACAGTGAGTACAAGACGAACAGCACGTTTCGTGTGTTGCGTCTTACAGGAGGGAAATAATGGACGAACCAAACGCAGAAAAACTGCGCCTTGTTTTAGATAAGTATGCGGTCCCCGACCCGAAGATTGTCGGCAAGCTCCCACGAGGCAACATCAAGTTGGATTATGTGGGGCACGCAGAGATCACTCGTATCTTGACGGAGATTGACCCGCTGTGGAAGTTGGAACCGCTCAAGATCGACGACGATGGCCTGCCCGCCTACCGTGTAGAGAACGGTATGGCGCACATGATGGGCGCACTCACCTTGTTGGGTCACACCCGTCTTGGTATTGGATCTGCGCCGCACAACAAGCAGGACTTGTTCAAAGAGTTGTGGTCGGATTTGATTCGCAATACGGCGATGCGTTTTTCCATCTGCGTTTCATTGTGGAGCAAGGAAGAGTGGGGTGGTGAGTCTGATGTCGCACCAGCACCAAAGAAGAAAGCCCCGGCAAAGAAAGCACCTGAACCTGTCCCAGTCGCAGACGACGAACTGGCTGACACACAAGTCATCGAAAAATTTGTCAACGCATGTAAAGGCGCAGGACTTGACCCGACAGAAGTGTGCCGACACGCAGACGTACCAGCCGACGCAGTTTTGGACTTCAACGTTCCAACAGCAACAATCGCAGACTTAGACCGTCTGCGCTCATCATTCAAGGAGTTAATCTCAAAATGAACCGCATCCAAATCAGCGGAAACGTAGGGCGAGAACCCGAACTCAAATACTCACAGTCAGCTTTAGCAATCCTGAAGTTCAGTGTGGCCGACACGAGCGGGCGTGACGACAAAAAGAAAACCATTTGGCACTCAGTCACAGCGTTCGGTGACCTTGCTGAAAATGCTGCTGTATCACTCGGCAAAGGCACCCGTGTCGTAGTCGAAGGCAAACTCACCGAGGATACCTACACAAACAAAGACGGTGTGGAAGTAACCCGTATGCAAGTTTTGGCTGACGACATCTCGCTGTCAATACGGTTTGGTGGCATCGAACGTATCGAAGCACCAGCACCAGCAGAAGAAGCCCCGTTCTAATACGGGCAAGGAGGGAACATGAACAAGATTTACATGGTTACTCGCCGGTTCCGCAAGGACAGGTCACCGTACATGGCTGTGTTACCGATAGATATGTGGCGGGTGCGACGAGCTTACGGAGACATGCGTAAGTCCGGTGTCGATTCGTTGGATGCACGCACCCATGTGTACCGCCTGTTATCCACAGGTGCTACGTCACGAAGCAGTATCGAGATCGAGAACGAGAAAGTTCACGAGAGGTACGTCAAAGCTTTCTGACATGAAACCGCAACAGAAGGTAGAATGGTGGTGCCGCATTTGCGGTCAGACACTCACCACATATCGCCCGTTGCTCGGCCCACCAATGCACTTATGCGGTGCAGGTAAGCGACGCAAAACGATGGAGGCAGTAGATGAGCCGCAACAAACAAAAGGGCACGGCATTTGAAACACTGGTCGTGCGATGGCTTGCCGAAAACGGATTTCCGTACGCTGAACGACGGGCGTTAGCAGGCACACATGATTGCGGGGATGTCACTGGAATTCCTGGCCTCGTTATTGAGTGCAAAAACCACAAAACCTTGTCGTTCTCGGAGTGGCTGGAAGAAGCTGCTGTGGAACGTGCTAATGCTTCTGCTGATTATGGCATCGTTGTAGCAAAACGCCGAGGTAAAGGCGATGCGGGCGATCAGTACGCCGTCATGCGCCTCGAAGATTTAGCTCGATTATTGAAAGACGCTGGCTACTGATGAAATTTATCGGATGGGCATTGTTCATCGTCATCGCAATGATCGGGCAGAACGCAACTACTGAAGCACCAATGGGGGTCATTTCTCCTTCCTCCACGACGGCCTCAGACCCCCCTAGATTGCGTTCTAAGCCGCCCAGAGTCACAACCACGACAACAACAACCACCACAACAACCACGAGCACCACAACCACCACAACCGTACCGATACCCGGCATTGAATCTGCTCGTTACCCAGACCTGTGGATAACAGCAATCGAAGTTGGCTGGCCTGTCGAGTGGCTACCAACCCTGGACGAAATCATGTACCGAGAAAGCAGAGGACGCACCGGACTCACCGGCAACGGTGCCGTCGGCCTGACGCAAGTGCAGTGGTCTGTCTGGCACGACACTGCAACCAAGCTCGGGTACACCAGAGAAGAAGTGCGGGATGAAGTGGCACCAAACCTCATTGTCGCTCTAACAATCGCTTTCACAGCGATCGACTATTACGACAGATGGTGCCAACCGTGGTACATGAGCCTAAAAAAACCTTCCCGATATTGTTGATGAGCCAATACAACCCACTTGCACTTCCAATCTCCCAAATCTATTACGACCCAAGCCAAGAAAAGTGGCGGTCGCAAGCCAACTGTCGCAACACACCGGTCGATGTTTTCTTTCCCGATAAAGGCGGGTCAAAACAGAAGATTGCCATCGCAAAAGCAATCTGCAACGAGTGCAAAGTGATCGACGACTGCCGAGACTGGTCGCTCCAGTTTTCCGAGCGTGCGCTCATGGGGATTTTTGGCGGTATGACAACAATCGACAGGCGCAGAGAACGTAGACGGCTAGGGTTGACAAAAGATGACACCCGACTGGATGAATGAAGCTGCCTGCAAAGGAGCCGACCCCGACTGGTTTCACCCGCCAGACGGCTATCCTTCTTTGAAAGAATACGGACTTGCACTCTGCCAACAATGCCCTGTCACTGAACCCTGCCTCGATTACGCAATGTCTTTCAAGCTAAATGAAGACCAATACGGGATCTTCGGGGGCACCACCCCAATCCAACGTCAACATCTCCGCAACGGCACAACCCACATTCGCAGACGACCAGGACCAAAACCACAGATAATCACAGGATTCGGACAATGAGCAACGACTGGATTGAAATGGCGGCTTGCAAAGGGATGACTCATCTTTTCTTTGCTTCTCCGGCAGAACGGCCACAAAGACGAGTGCGGCGTGAAAACGAAGCTCGCAAGATATGTGAATCGTGTGCCGTTAGATTACCTTGCCGAGATTTCGCACGGACTCACCTTGAATACGGGCTTTGGGGTGCAGAAAACGAAGACGAGCGTCACATGGCGGGATATCGTCTGCCAGCCCCGATCGGAGTGCGTGCTCTGCGATCAAAGTCATCTCAAAATTAAACAGTCCCCCACCTCGGAGAAAGAGAGAAAACGAGGCGAGGGACTGCGGTCTTGATATTACTTGATCAGGAACAGCAACAGCACTATTGGTGCGAGTATCCCTAACACAATGTAATCATCGACTGTGGCGATCAAGTTGCCTCCCACAAAATCGCCTGACGACCCGACACATTCTCTGCGGTGGCGACAGTTCCGTCATCGTTCAGCACAGCTCTCATCTGTCTGTGATGCTCTCTGACGGTGCGTATCGCTCGTCGTGCCTGCTCATGGCGTGCCCATAGCCCACGATCTACCATCGCTGACGCAATCTGATCGTCGGTAGCGCACCCACAGTCCTTGACGTACTGAATGATCGCTTCGTGCTTGTCAGTCAATTTGTGAGACAAGGCTTCTGCCGCCCGCCGTGACGTGTTCGGATCAGTGTTGCGTGCTTCGAATAATGATGGCTGGTCCATGTCAGTTGCCCTTCAAGTAAGACTTGATCTCTTCCCGCACACAAGCAAGACCCTCAATCATCATCTGTTCAGATGCACCTTCCTGCCAAGCCTTCGTGTCGCTGACCTGTCTTGCAATCTCATGTGCCACATCACGATTAAAAGGCTCCAACATCCAACTCTGTATCTCCTCAAGCAAGTCATCTTGCGTGATAACCCATGACGCCCAATTAAACTCTTCGCTCATCGTACGCATAAGATCTAGCGCCATTTTCTCATCCATGATGTAGGTTTGAGCGCCTATCGTAATGGTCTTGTATCTGCGTGGATCTTGTTTCCTAATCTTCATGTCATTCTCCTTCTCTAAATAACTCATGTGGTTCATACGCCGGATCAGTGTAAACCACCATCCAGCTCCGACTCACGATGCGACCTCCAATGTGAGTACCACCCACTTGCATCCCCAGCCATTGCCTGCGTCACTCATATCCCAGAGGAGGGATACGGGAAGGCCGTTGGCCTCTAACTCTCTGATGAGTAGGTATGCGTCGGCACCCGTGTCGCACCAGTACATACGAGGGTTGTCATCGAACGCATCGTCGCGTGGGTCTAGCCCACCATGCCACTCAAATCGCTCGGGTTGTTCGAGTGCCAGATTTCCGTCGTATGCGCCATACCAGAGGATATTACGCAGGTTCATTTTACTATCTCTTCAAGCTGAATGGTCACTGAAACATCATCACCAAACGTGGCGTACTGGTCATGTAATTGCATGGTGATTGTCGGGTCAAAAAAATCGGTGAACCCTAACTGTAATAACGCTGTCCACACCTGCTTGTCTTTCTCTTCGTCATCCCACTCATCATCGAACTTGACTCGAAGAATGAACTCTTTGCTGTACGTTTTCATCACTTGCTCCCCATTTCTAACGCAGTCAACACAACGTCTTTAGGGATCATCGTCGGCTCTTCGTCATCGTTGCGAAACAATGCGTACGTCGGGTGATCGTCAAGGTAACCGAAGAACATTTCGTATGAGTCTCCGTCCATTTCCCAACTAATCGACGGCCTGTCATTAAGCAGTCGGCCTGTATCTATCTTCATTACTTGCTCTCTTTCTGTCTCTGTGATGCGTGCATAGACCCATGCTTCTTCGGTCTGTCGAAATCGTTACGCGTATCCCACGCATAGAGTCC